GGAGATTGTTTAGTCAAGATGGGAGATATTGATGATTCATCGGTTGATCTCATCTTGACCGATCCACCTTATATTATATCAAAGAATACTGGTATGGAGAATTTCAGTAACTTTGTTAAGAATGTCACATCCAACACAAAAACTTTAGACGATTGGGATATTTACGTTTCTAACCATAAGAAAAGTTCGAAGACATTTGAACTAACGGATGAAATGAAAGATAACTATCTCAGATATGGTACAATATATGGAAGTAAATATGCTGTGAAGACGGAGTTCGGAGATTGGGATGATGAGTTTACAATGGATGACTTAGAACTATTTGTGGAGTTATCTTATCAGAAGTTAAGAAATGGTGGCACTTTTATTGTTTTCTTTGACATATGGAAGATTACATATCTTAAAGATATTATGGAACATAAAGGGTTTAAACAACTAAGATTTATTGAGTGGATAAAAACTAATCCACAACCAAGAAATAGTAAAGTTAATTACTTAACTAATTGTAGAGAGATTGCTCTTTTAGGTATTAAAAAGTCAAAACCAACGTTTAATAGTAGTTATGACAACGGTATTTACAAATATCCAATATATAGTGGTAAAGATAGGATGCACCCAACACAAAAGAGTTTGGACTTATTCAAAGATATAATTAAAAAACACAGTAATGAAAATGATTTAGTATTAGATCCTTTTATGGGTAGTGGTACTACTTGTGTCGCTGCTGTGGAAACCAATCGTAGGACTATTGGTATTGAACAGAATGAAGAGTTTTATAAAAAAGCTACGGATAGAATTAATCAACGTGCAAGTATATTAAAATTCACTTGACTTTTAAATTAATAATTGTTAATTTAATTAAATTTAACGAGGTTACAAATGAAAGAACTAACGCCAGAACAAATACAAGAGAATTGGTCTAAACTCAGAAATATCATTAGTGATACTTTTGCTGGGGAAAGACTAGAAAAAATGAATAAGATGTATGACTACTTTGAAGAAAGAATGTGTCTTGCTCCAGCAAGTGGTAAAGAACACTTTCACAATGCTCATCCAGGTGGGTATGTGGAGCATGTTTTACATATTGTTGATTTTGCTGAACAACTATATGATGTGTGGGGAAGAAACGGTGCCACTATTGACAACTTCGATAAAGAAGAGTTGATATTTGCTGCTCTTCATCACGACTTAGGTAAAGTTGGAGACTTATCAGAGGATAACTACATACATAATGATTCAGACTGGCATAGAAAGAATCAAGGTATGATTTATAAACACAATCCAAAGTTACAATATATGACCGTTACTGATAGAGCCTGTTGGTTACTTCAACATTTTGGTATCAATATGTCAGAGAATGAATATATTGGGTTAAGATTGACAGATGGTTTATATGAAGAAGCTAACAAGACTTACTATATGAATTGGAGTAAAGACAATCAGTTGGCGACTAACATTGCTTATATTTTACATCAAGCTGATATGATGGCTAGTAAGATTGAGTATGACGAGTGGGCTAGAGGCGACCACGATATCAAGGTAGAGAAAGAAGAAGAGGTAAAGAAGAAATCACAACAATCCGCAGCTGCGAATCAGGCATTCAAAGACCTGTTCGGAGAATAATGTACTTAGATTATTTCGACAAGTTTAAAAACCAAGAACCATATCTTCACATCGATGAAAAAGAATGGACTTACATAAAAGATACATTCGAGAAAGATGATGTAAAGGAATCTCTGGCAAAAGTCGCTATGAACTATCCAATGCCGACTATGGAGATGACCGAAGAAGATTGTCGTAAGGACTTCAACAAGTTAAAAGGAACTTGGGTTTATGATATTCTGAAAGAGGGAGAATGGTTTGGTAGGTCTGAAGATGGTTATGAATATCCATTAACTTATCACGGTAAACAATGGTATTTTGCTAGAAATAATATCGGTAACAAATCATCTAACTATTTCCAACAAGAAAACAGATGGTCAGTAGATGGTTCAGTATCACCTGGTCCTAAACGAACTTGGGAGTCTGAAAAGTTCATGACATCATTAATGGGTTCAGCATATAGTCTGAAACTACCAAAGATAGATAGGTCAGCTTTGAGAGTTATGATAGGACTTCGTAAGTACATCTGTAGTCAGTTCAAACCAAATGTGGCAAAAGCTATGTACGACTTATTCAAGGTCAAAAATGTTATGGACTTCTCGATGGGATGGGGAGATAGGTTAGCTGGTTTCTTTGCTAGTCAGAACACCGAGTTGTATGTTGGTGTCGATCCTCGTAAAGAGAACCATCCGATTTACAGAGAACAGGCTGATTACTACGAAGGTCAACTTACGATGTTCGAGATGATGAAAAAGGTTGACTTCTACTGTGAGGCTGCTGAGGACTTCTATTATGATGGATACGAAGAAACCTTTGATATGATATTCACATCACCACCTTATTTTAATGTGGAAAGATATAGTCACGATGACAACCAAAGTTGGGTTAGATATAAAGATATTGATGGGTGGAATACTGAATTCCTACAGAAAGCTCTTGATAATATGTTACCGACCTTAAGAAGTGGTGGAAAACTATGTATTAATATATCAGATGTTTATGCCAATTCTAAATGGTCATCGGATAGGTGTTGGTTAAAGATATGTGACCCGATGAATGAGTTTCTTGATACTTACAGAGATATGGACTATGTAGGTTGTATTGGAATGGAAATGGCAAAACGACCAAATAGTGGTGGAGCTGGAACTGCGAAAGATACCACACAATATAGTGAAGAATCATTGAAGTTAGCAGAGGAGACTAAAGACAAAAGATTTTGTGAACCGATATGGATTTGGGAGAAAAAATGAGAATCATAGACGAAATATTATTATTTTTAATCCAATGGTTACATTGGACATTTTTAATATTGACCGGTGTATCAGTTCCATTACTATTAATTTGTGAACCATTTTACATATCATTACCCTTGTGTGCTTGGATAATGCACTTAGGTTTCAGTAGAACACTTGAGTGTCCTTGGACAAGGTTAGAGAATCATTACAGAAGTAAAACTGGTCGTAAAGAGATAGGTGGATTTATATCTCACAATCTCAGAGTTTTAGGATTAAAGAAAAAAAGATGATTTGTATTTTCCACGAGAGAATATATAACGTAGTAAAAATAAGGATATATTTATAGGTATGAATGCTGCCGACAGAAAAGAATTCGAGTTAATACACGAAAAGATAGATAATATTAAACAAGACATAACTGATATGAAAAAAGATATGTCTATGGCTCACGGTAAGACAGAAGAGTCATTAAGGTTTATGAAAGAAAACCTCTTCAATCCACACGAGGGACTTTGGGCTGAAACAAAACAAAATACTCAGTTTAGAGAAAATTCACAAAAATGGAGAGGAGTTATAGGAGTCGGTTTCGTAGGGTTATTGTTAGAAAAGGTTTGGTCACTATTCACATCGTAAAAGAAAAAATACTACAAGAATTAGAAGAATGGATGGATTGGTTGGAGACACCAAATGATGATTTTGGTGGATTTCCCGTTTGTCCATTTCTGGCACCTGAACGAAAGACTAATAAATTACTGATTGAGTTTTACAATCCTGAAGAAGGTTCTATTTTCGAGTCAATAAAGAAGTTTGATAAAAATGATGACTACACCACGGCTATGTATTTACACACCGATTATCATGGTAATTATACGGTGGTCAACTACCAAAATTTTATCAATGAAAGTTTAAAGAAAATACATTTGGGACATCTAAAAGCTGTCTGTTTCAATCCATACGACAAAAGAAAAACAAACGGTGTATTAACACGAAAAGGTGCACCTTGTTTTATAACGAGTATTGCCACAAGAGAGGCATTAGGTTCAGCTTATAGAAAATTAGAACCTACAACTTATTGGAAAAAAAATCGAGAAAATGCTTGACTCGTATTTATATTTAGAGTTAAATTCGGATATATGACGAACAAAGAAAAATATAAAAGAGAAATAAAAGACCTCAGAGACTTGTTGAATGATAATGAGTATACGAGAACCTTACCAACTGGTTATCATCAGTTTCTATCTGAAATGCACAGAAAGTTAGTTAGTGATTATGATATAACACCAAAGATGTTGGATTCAATTCAAACCGCAGCAGCAACCTACCGAACTTATGGTGATCCTGATATAAAGAGGAAAAGAGAAGCGATGTTATCCAAGATAACTAAACTCAAATATTTATTAACGAAGTGTGGATATACTCGTCAGTATGAATATGAGAAAATGGAGTTCTTGAATAGTATAACTAAACGAGTTCATTCTAAAGGTAAGTTAACACCTAAACAAGCTAAGTATGCTAACCAACTATTCAAACAATTTAATAAAAGGGTTTTACCATAAATTTAAAAAAAGTGAAAATAATGCTTGACTTATATAGCATTTTATTATTAGCTTCATATGTAATTAATAAGGAGTTTTTGAGTGAGTAAATATTCGGATTTTTGGTTTGACAATCGAAGGACAAGTTTGGTCGATGACCTGTTGTCTGACGATGACAAGCCAGTAAAAAAAGGTAAAGACCATATTGCTCTTGCTGGACACAAGAGAGCAATCGGTAACTTTGTCCGTATCGTGAGTGGTCAAAACATTCCTGTCAAGTTCCCTTCTCGTGGAGATAGTTATACTGATGGTAAGTCTGTTACTATTGGTGCTAATATCAATGAGAAGAACTTTGACTACGTTGTTGGTCTGGCTCTTCACGAGGGTAGTCACATAGCCTACTCTGATTTCAATGCGTTTGGTGATGTTCGTAGGATGAAAAAAATCAGAGAGTTTGAATTAACCTATGAAAAGATGGAGTTCTTTCGTGGGATAATCAATTACATTGAAGATAGGAGAGTTGATAACATTGTCTTCAAAAATTCACCTGGCTACAAAGGTTACTACCATAGTCTTTACAACAAGTATTTCAATGGTAAGAAAGTTGCCAAAGGTCTTAATTCACAGATGTATCGTGAGTTGGACTTAGATTCTTATATGTTTAGAATCGTCAACTTTACTAACGAAGCTACTGATTTTGGTTCTCTTCCAAGATTGATAGACATCTACAAACTAATCAATATGAAAAACATCTCAAGACTAAAATCTACTGATGACGCCATTCAGTTGGCTATGTCTGTTTGTGAGATTGTCTTCAAGATTGTAGATAGTGTAGTTCAACCTGAGGATGGTAATAGTGACGGTGACAACGAAAACACCGAGAATGGGGAAAATAAAGACTCTGACGGTAATGCTGGTGGTAACGATAGTTCTGATGGAACTGAGGTTGACACTGGCGATGCTCAGATGACTCCTGATGATGGAGCTCCTACAAAGTCAAACGGTGATGAGTTGACTCCACAACAACAGAAACAAATTCAGAATATGTTCGACAAACAAAAAGAGTTCTTGGATGGTAAAACTCCAAAGTCCACTTTGACCAAAAAAGATTCAGAGATTGTCAATGCCCTATCAAACTCAAATACAGAGTTGGTCGAGGTTGGTGATGGTAGAATTGGTAAAGTTGGAACTGTTGTGATTCCGTCCTTAACTAAAGAACTTATCGATAGTGGTGCCTTTCCTTTCTTTCGTTCTCTTGATGACTCTTATTACGATGGTAGATACAATTGGAGTGGTGGTGTTCAAATGGTTGAGGCAATCAACGAAGGTTTCAGACTCGGTGCTATTCTTGGTAAGAAACTTAAGATTCGTGGAGAAGAAAAAGACTTGATTTTTACAAGACAAAATACTGGTAAGATTAACAAGAGATTAATCTCTGAGTTAGGTTTTGGAAACTCAAATGTCTTTTCACAGATTCAAAAAGAGAAGTTCAACAAAGCTAACTTACACTTGTCGATTGATGGTTCAGGTTCTATGAGTGGTGGAAAGTTTGAGAAAGCCATTAAGTCTGCTGTTGCGATGTGTAAAGCTGCTGATATGGCTGGAAACATTGATGT